AAAGAAACTTTTAGCTTCTATCTCTTGTTTCACTTCTTGTTGAAACGTTGTGTTTAATTTTTTTATTACAGAATCAAGATCCCTGACCAACGATTGTAGGTTAGTTTGATTGTACTCTGCTTCAGCTCTAGTTAATGATTGTACAATTTTTGCCATTATAATATACTTGCTAGTCCTCCGTATGCAAATGGTCTTCTATTACTGCCGTCAATAAAACCCCCATCTTTTTCTCCTCCACCTGGATCAAAAGGATCGTTGTAAGAACCATCTTTTTGTACACCAGATTTACCTGTAGCATAAGAACCACCTTTACCGCCGGTCTCTTCTCTGTATGCTCTATTTATTATTCGTTGATCTCTTGCTTGTGATTGAGCTAAATTACCACCAGCCGCTGCCGCTGCCGCTTCTCGAGCGTTTCTTTCATTAATTTGATTTTGTATTTCTTCCCTTTCTTTTTTCTTATCTGTGTAAAAACCTAGTTTTGTAAGATTTAACTTATTCATTTTATTTGCTTTTGCTATGGCTGCTGCATTTGTTCCTATATATTGTCCTGTAATAGGATCATAACTAAATTCTTCTTCATCTAAAACTTCACCAGTTATAGGGTCAACAGCATACTTATCAAATATTTTACCACCTTGTTTAGTTAAAGTGTCTGTAAGTTGTCCAGCTTTTTTATCTACAAATTCTCCATAGTTACCAAATCCAGATCTAGTATTAACTCCAAAAGGATCTTGATTACCTTTGTTATCACCAAACACAGTAGGACCTGTGTAACCCATATTCTGTGCAATAAATACTTGATCTAATTGTGGCAATTTTCCAAACCGATCTGGCAAAAGATTTGCCATTATTCCTGGTTTAAACCTTGGTTCTTGATAGCCATCTTCAAAAATACTTTGAGCAGATTGTGGTGTTAAAAAACTTTGTACCTTACCCATCATAGTTTGTTCTTGAGGAATTGCCATATTAGATCCACTATATTCTCCTGCGTCTGCTCCAGTTAATTGTTGATCTCTTATAGTATTAAAACCTAAAAAAGTATTAGAAGGATTATTAAGTCTGTTCTGTCTAGCATTTACAGTCGATTGAAAACCTGTAACTAAATCACTTGCAGGACCTGCATAATAACCGCCATCACCACCGCCGCCAGTAAAAGCGTTTGTATTTACAATACCTTGATTAACTACTGGTGACTCTGGTTCAACAGGTAACTCAAAAGGGTTTTGTAAATATTGTTGTTGAGGAATATATTTTAAACCTGCGTCTCGTATCTCTTGATCAGTAGCCATTATCTTCTTCCTCCTGGATGTACGTCTAATCTAAATGTACCAAGTTTCCAATCTTCATTAGTAGTTGTGTTAGCAACTTCTAATGCAATCTGTCTAGCTCTTACTCTTACATCTTTTTTAGTTGTAGTAGAGTCACATGTAAAACTTGTAGTAGTCTCACTACTGTTTGGATATAATCTTGTTTTAAATTTAACTGCAGTGTTTCCTGTCTGTGAAATAAAGTCTGGTATAAATCTGCTAATTCTCATAATAAATTCACCATCTCCTCTAATATCAGGCATTCCTACAGTTTGTCCCGTGTTACTTCTACGTTGTGTTATATCAAAATCACCAGAGGTAATAGTTCCTATAACCGCAGTCACTGCTCCTCCAGCATTTATTTGATCAGTTCCTGTTTCCTGATTATAGTATATCGTACTTCCATCAGTGTTTCCAGTGCAATCCGTAGACGCATCATCAGATGGGTTATAAAAAGTTGCATGAGGTCTATCAAATACAGCTGAATCCTGCCACGCTGCTCTAGGTAAAGTTCCTGTTGTCCATATAGGACGTTTAGGTGATGAGTCTAAATAATTGTAAGTAACCACTCTATTAATTTGATCCGATGCTGCTGTACAATAAAACCAGTTTACTTCACCAAACAAGTTGTTTAATCCTGCATTAATAAGGTCTCTAGATGTAGCATTTATATCATCGTAAACATGATCTTCAACAAGACAAGGTAATGATTTTAATTGACCATCGTATGTAAAGAAACCATTCTCTGACATCCAATAAGCAGATCCATCAACCTCAATACAAGCATTCTTACCAAACAACCCACAGTTAGTACCCACTTGTTCAAATGAGAAAGTAAATGGTTGACCTACAAATTTCATTAAAAATAATGCTGTATCTGTCCAAACATAGATTGCGTCCCTACCTTTAATAGCTCCCATGATTTTAGAACCGTCTGCAAGTCTTTGCGTACCAGAAGTATTTTCAGCTTTAACTGTGTATGCATCTGTGCCATCAATATTTTCTTGGTCTGAGAATCTAATAAACATATCGTCTTGAGTTGATGTTGTACCTACAGTTGTCTCTGTTCCAAAAAAAACTAAGTGTCTATCAGGTGTAGATACTAATACATGACGAGAAGCTGTTGGTGCATTTGCTAAAATAGTTGCACGTGTATTAACAGCACCTACTGCTGAAGCATCCCATTCAAAACAACTTCCGTTATAAATAAGTGCAATTAATTTTGTTCCAAAGTTATCAAGAATCCATAGACCAGGATCAATAGTAAAGTCAGAAGATGCCGGATCACCCCAACCTGAAAAATTAGAAATATTTTGAACTGTAGCACCACCACTGTGAGTAGCTTTTGTAGTTCCGTTTACACCTCGAGCACCACCACTTAATGTATTAGTTGTAGTATTATTTGATGTATAACTAATATCTTCTGTACCAATTCTTACTTCTCCAGTAGATGGAAATGCTGCAGAGTTTGTTAAGACAATATCGGTTGTTACTAAATCTGTTATAGCTGTGGCTAAAGTTGTTGTAGCAGCACCTAACGCTGTACCACCATAAATACCTGCTCCCCATCCAAAACCACCTAATTGTTGAGAAGGCCCGACTGTATAATAACATAAAACCGAAGCCGATCCTGACGTACTTAAAGGTGTTCCTGTTTCTGCATTGTCCATTGTAATAGTAAATGTTGTAGATGTTGGAACGGATGTCACCATAAATTTAACATCTTCAAATGTTGCATCTGTAAAAGTAGAACCTACTGCAGTCACACCACTAACAGAATCAAATAAAACAATATCGTTATCTGCTAACCCATGCACCCCGCTACATGTAACTGTTACAGTTGTAGATGATGATGTGCTTGTAAAATTAGCTCCTGTTAGAGTAGTTCTAATTGGGTGGATGTCATAATAAGTTCCACCAGAATATACATATAAAATTCTATTAGTTCCTATAGCTGCATATTTAATACCAGCATTGTCATCCCAATGGTGGATAGCCCTAGCTGCACCAGTTAATTTATCTTGTCCTAATTGCTGCCAACCACCTATTTTTTCAGGTGAACCATATCTAAAACGTACATTATCACCATCAAACCATTGCCCCTCAGCGCCGGTCTCTGTGACTTGTTTATTAAATCCTGGAGCAAATCCTAATTTTTGTAGCATATAAAAACCTGTTTATTAGGTATTATATCAGATTGTAAATGATTTCAATATGTTTAAAGCAGAGGGAATCAGTGGTGGATCATCCCCCTGCAAGCCTAGTGTATAGACTATTTTTTAATTTTTGTCAACTTTGCACCTATAAACCAAGAAGGTAAACCTATTAAAGCTCTTCTATCTAAGTAATTTTCTTTAGCTTTTTTAGATCCAGATTTATTATAATGTAAAAAAACTTGTGCACAATTTTCTCCTTTAAATTCTTCTCTCCAATGTTCAAGATCACATCCAGAATATATCAACATATCTCCTGGATCTAACTCAACTTTAATGCCAGCTTGACCTATTTTACCAGTAGGGTCTAAATATATTGGCCATGGGTCCCCACCTAAATTTAATGTAGTAGATATTTCACAACTAAATCTATCTTTATGTCTAGCTAGCACATCACCTTTTTTATAAATTCTTGCATAAGAATATGTTTCAGATAATTTAAGACCCGTGTGTTTTTCCATAACGGGTTTAACTCTTTGTAACAATGTCTCCATTGCTAAGTCTGCATAATGTGAATAAGTATTAGGGACTTGATCATCATTCCATACACCAAAGTATTCTGTAAACGGTGAAATGTATCTTGAATCAAGTAATACTCTAGCTACATTTCTTTTGTTTAAAAAATATTTATAAACAAATTCTGCTAATTCTTTTGATATCGCATTTTTTAAAACACTATATTTATTTTTTTTAAACGACATTTAAAACTCCTTTCGGTATTGCTTGACAGTTAAAATGAATAAACCTAAATGGCTCGTAACCTAAATCTACAATATATTGATGTGGTAAATATGACGGAAAAAATATTAATTTTCCTGGTTTAGCTTGATAATTTATTGCAGCCGAAGCGTAAGTTATTTTTGATTTATCTTTTTCTGGTAATAAATTCATAAGATTTCCGGGTCTTGGATCTTCAAATAAAGGTAAAGATGTTTTTTCACTAGCTTTTAAAAAATAAAAACCAGACATGTGTCCATTCCAATGAGTGTGTAATGTGTGGTGTCCACCTCCTTTTTCGGCAAATTCTTGTACCCACATTTCTGTCATAAAAACTTTATAATTAGTTAAATTAAAACCCATCTCATCTAATAAATTATGTGTTGTTGCACCTATATAATCTTGTAGTTCTTTAAAATCAGGGTCGCCAACTAATGACGTTGAATGAAATACACTACCCATATCTCCTTTATTACCAAAGGTTTTATTACGTTTATCAAGTTCTGGTTTTAAATTATTTTTAGCTGCTTCAATATATTTATCAGATGCTTTGTTTAAACTATCTACAAACTTTGGTGCATTTGCAAACCAAATAGGGGATGAAAAATAATGTTCTAAATTTAATTCTTTAGGATATCCGTTTGTACTTTCACACAAAGGCTTCTTTAATTTTTTTCTTGTTTTCTTTTTTTTCATAATTTTTTATTTAAACGGCCACCCTACATTCCAAATAACTAAACTGTTTCTTTCTCCACTTTTAACAGGACATACTCTATGCCACACAAAACCAGGAAATACAACCAAAGATCCTTTAGGCAATATTTCTATGCATTTATGTATATTACGTTTTTTTTCAGGGTCTGTGTTTCTAAAATCAAATTCTAATTCTCCACCTTTATAATCTTTAGGATTTGATAATGTTACTGTAACAGATAACTTTCTAATTTTACCGTTTAGTGGATTTCCTTCTCCTGTTTGATAAGGTTTATCCCATCCATCACAATGCCAATCATAAAATTGTCCTTTTGTATATTTTGTAAATTGACAAGGTTCAGAATGGTCCCATTGAAAATTCCAACCGGCACTTGTATTTGCATCTTTTACATAAGGTTGTATTTCTCTATAAACCCATCTGTCCTCTATCCATACAACATCAGAATTTCTTTTCTTTTTTAAATCTTTTATTTCTTTTTTATTTAATTTCTTATCGCCCATATTACCAGTAACTGCCATTTGATCTTGTAGCTGACGACCGTATTTTACAATGTCATCACAGATACGTTCTGGAATTGCGGATTTATAATACCAAAAATTATTAGTTAGATTCATATGTCTTTATACATATGTTTTATCGTAAATAGATTTAAGAGTAAAGAGTAAAAATTAAGAATCTATCCAAGCTGAACCATTCCAATCGTATACCGAAGGAGTTTCTGATTCATCATTAGTTTTAGTTGCTTCCCAACCTTTGGTGTTGTCAGCATTATATTTTGTTTCATTCCATTTAATTAAGTATGACCAAACAATCGGATCTGCACCGTCATTTACAACTGTTGGATAAGTTATAGGTGCTTGCCAATTATCATCAGCATTTAAAGACCATGAAGCAAAAGGTTGTTGACTTATAAATTTGTCTTTTGAAGGATCATAAACCATTCCAACCCCAGCATAACTTTTTCTAAAATTATTGTTGTAAGAAGTTTGTTTCCATACGCCACCTTTAAAAAAATTAATACACCATGTTTCTCCATCAACATGCATATCATTAGCGGCTAGAATACCACCATTAGCTGGAATATCATTACCAACAACTACTACTCTTTCTACCACCAAATGCGTGTCTGTTGTAAATCCCGTAGGGTCTATTTGTGATTTTAACTCTGCAAAATGTGCCATATTTTATAC